TCAGATGATAACTTTGCACCCTTTAAGGTTACAATATATCTTGGAACAGCCTTGTTTTCAAAATAATCAATGTTGTATTGTGAGGCAAGTTGATCTCCAATAAGAGACGGCATTGCTGCAATAATGTCTGGAACTCCATAAAATGTGTTTAATGGAGAGTATTCTTTGTAATGAATAATCTCATTTGGTCTTGGATCTGCGGTTACTGGATTTTTATTCTTTGCCCCAAAGTTTCTAAAGTAAACTACAGACTGACCAATAATCTGCACAAAGCCATCGTGTAAGCGACGCACACGAACAGTTGTTGCAGGTATATGACCAAGATATCCAATCTCTCCTGCTACAGTTCTGCCCACTTCAAGAAATCCGTTTCCAGTTGACTGAACATCTGTGTAAAATTTTTCCATTGTCTTGGTAAATGAATCATCGTCATTAAGGTTTTCTATCCAATCCTTAAGTTCAAGTTTCATTCTTTCAATACGGTTACGAGCACGGTTTACCGCCTCTTGGTCGTCATTCATTTCAAACCTTAACATCGTTCTATCTGCAATATCAAAACGGTAGCCAAGACCAACAACATTTTCTACCTTAGCATCAATAGCAGCATGGTTAGCAAATGATGTGTCATAGAAGTTGGCTAACTCATACATGTTATATGGAGGAGTTATTACGTCAAATAGTCCGTAGCCATTTCTGTATACCGTGCCAGGATTAGTTGCTTTTGATCCAGCGTCTGTTCCAGATGGGGTTGCATTTGCTGAATTTAGATATGCAGCATTTAGTTCAACTCCAGAATATTTTGTTAAGTTACGTGTTGTTCTACGACGAAAATTTTGATCAATCCCAGCGTAATCCTTTAAAGCATCCCAATTTTTATTAAATGGATCTTGAGAATTAAAAATGTTATCTTCTTTTTCTTCTGTATTAAGACTTGCACGAACGTACTCTTCTTCACTCATCCATTGCCCCTCTTCCATGTTTTTCTAATGTCTGTTGTGCTGCATGCCAAGCGCCTAAGTCATTCATTGAAGGAATTAATCCCTCTCTTAGTCTTTCCTTTTGTTCGGAATATTCTTCTTCACTAACCTGAGTTAATCCTGCCACAAATACCGCTTCGCCAAGTCCATCATCTCCATTGTGTATTGCAACTTTTTTTAATTCTGCAATTTTTGTAAGATCTCCACGGTCGGACGGTATGTTTAAAACTGAGCCATCTCCGTCTGTAAACCATTTACCTTTAGATGTCTTATATACGTAAAGACCCCAGTCATAGTGCTTATCTATTACCTGACGACGTACATTTTTGACATAAGGCTTACCAGTTTTTGGATTAATTAAAGATTCCATAACCACAAGTATAGCAGACTATACAGGAATGCTGACCGTTGTTTGCCAAACTGTGTTGTTATATATCTTAATCTTATCAGCATCAAATATCATACCTTCTTCGTCATCAATGATAATCTTATTAGTTCCAAGATAGGTCTTATACACATCTGCTGGGCTTACCCCGTATAGATCTGAAGCAGATATAACGAGAACGCCTTCCCAAGTAAAGTTATTTAGCCAATACTGCCATTGGAAATTTGTTGCTCCGTCAGTTTTCACTTGTTGCCAAGGTCTATTAAGGGTGCTTTGAACCTGTTGTAGATTATTTGCTTGATAGTAGGCAATATTATTAAATATCATTGGACCAGTTAGATTAATCCCGCCCAAATAAGAGTCAAAGTTTAATGCGGTAGAAAATGCAATTCCTAAAACTCCCCACTCTTTTTTAGTAACAACTGGCTCTCTAACTAAACCTCCATTCCAAAAATATGATAGCCCACTAAACTCTTGACCAGTTTCTTGGCTACGAGCAAAAATTTTTGCCCTAGATCCTTTTTCGCTATCTGCAACCATGTAGAACTTTATTGTGTCTGACTTGTATTTAATTTCAAATAATTCTGTTTGTGTTCCTGGGAAAAAGTCTTCATCGTATCTCATCCAAATTTGAGCAGCACTTATTCTATAATTGTCTGCGGCTGTTTGATTAATTGGAATTGCTATTCCTCTATTAACATTTGTGTCAAACTCGCCACGAACCTCTATTCCACTCTTTCTATTTAAATATAAATAAGGGGTGCTTCCTTTATAAATGCTAAATGGATTTTTTGCTTTATAATCATAATAAATACCAGAGCGTTTGTACGGGAACATATCAAGGCCAAACCTTGTTCCAACTGGATTAAAGGAGTTATCGTTAAATGCTTGCGACGCTAACTCTAATCTTCTTAAAGCAATTGGTTTTGTTAAAATGTTTCTAAGATTAAACTCAAGATGATAAACAATTGCAAGTTCGTTAAAGTCTTCAATCTTTGTAGGGTAAATTAATGTGTTGTCAACAACTTCAAACTTTTTGTTTGACCAAGTGGTGTAATCGTCCATGTCAATGATTCTTTTTGATGTAGGGGCAACGGTAGTTGTAAAACTGCTTTGAGGTAAATTTGCACCATCAAAAACATATTGGAAGGTAATATAACTTCTAATAGATGCATTATCTGTATTATATTCATAGTACTTGGCAGATTTTTGCATCATATCTGCGTAGTTATTCCAACCGCTAAATAAAAAATTATCTAACTGATAATATGTTTTTTGAGTAGGACTTGCGTATTCATTTTGCAAGTTTCCGTAGGTCCAACTAGCCACCACCGTCTCATTTTCAATTGATTCAGAAGGAGCGGGATAGCCTATGTTAAACTGTAAAAAATCTATGTCGTAGAACTGATTTCCAGTCTCACTTGTTACATATTGAGCAAAATAAGATAATGGTAAGTAATCTTGCCAGTATCCAGAGACTCCGATATCTAAGAAAAATTTATCGTATGCCTCTGTTGGTAATAATGTATAACTTGCTGTGTGATCGATTAAGGCTATAGCAGTTTCTTCTGTTGCTCCGCTTTCTGACAGGTCATCAAATAAAACAAATCCGTCTTCATCAAAATAGTCTTCTATTTCAACTACATTGGTTGCAGTAGATAATCCAACTGAATATATTTTACCAGTAAAGGTATTTGCTGTACCCTCGTCTCCACCTACATATAACTTTAATGCGTTTTGATTTCCAAAAAAAGATGCAACGTTTTCACCAAATGTATTTGACAATGTATTAATATTTAAACCTACAGCAAATAGTTGATCAGACTCAAGTGCCTCTGTTGTATAAAGTATCTCTTCCGTTCCGTTGTAATTTAAAACATATTTAACTATATCTTCTTCTTGTCTAATAATAAAAAAGTCTCCAGTTAAAGAATTGTAGGCTTTTAAAAGTGTTTGTGGCTGAACTGTTCCAGATTCTGGCCCAATATCTTCTGTACTAAAAACTGCATAAATTGATCTAACTTGATCATTTAAAACATTTAATTGTGGGAAGTTAAAGTAGCACTGTTCTGAATTCCAACTGTTGTTAGGCCTAAAAGTAACAAACTTGTACGACTCTGCTTGAGATTCAGCATAGCCAGTTTGTTCTACTTCACAATCGTCATATAGTTGTTGTAAAGTTTTATTATCTAAAAATATTTCTGGTAGTTGATAGGCTGGTGTGGTAATAGCCGTATCAGTTGTAACCAAGTTATCAAAAGAACCTTGCTGCCACTGTGCAAAATCTGGATAGTTATAGTTAGCCGTATAATCTGCAAATGGATAATCAATAAAAGCAGATGTTCCTCCATAGGCAGCATTAATTCCTTCTGGGGAAAGAACTCCTTGTCCGTAAACCCATCTGCGTTTTGCAACTGTTATGGGAACCTGATAGGGATAAATTGCTACACAATCAATCTCTATAGGATTTACATCTACGTAAGAATAAAATCCTAGCCAGTCTTGAGACTCTCCTGCTACCTCTGGTAATGGTAAGTCAAGTGCTTCTGTGTCAATTGTCATAGAAATTACTTGTTCTCCATTAACCAATACCGTTGCAGAATTACGGATTAAGCGAATATTAATAAGCATTGGTCTATACCATTCACCAACAAAGTGTGAAGAAAACGTGTTTCCAATTACTAAAGTTAAAAAGCCGCCCTCTACATACAATCCATTTGTTCCTACAATTGGACCAAATATTCTTTTAGGAGTTGACGTATCTGAGTTAATTCTTGCCCAAAATTCTATGGTGTATTCTTTATATCTACCCGCTTCATTTAAAAACCCCTGACCAGGAATAATAACGGAAGGGTCTCCACCAACATTTGGTAAAAGTTTTGTTACTCCAGAGGCGCCAAACACTAACGGTACGCTAGAGTTTTTTGCAACTAAGGCATTGTCATTAACAAGATAATAGCCTTCTTCTGTTGATATTCCGTAGGCTGCTGCTGGAATAACTTGACTGGTTGTGCTAAGAGCAATATCTGTTGGAAAAGATTCTGGAGTAACTCCAAGAGATGTTACGTTAAACTCTTCTGCCCACTGACCTACTGTAATACCATTAATATAAAACCTATAATCTGCAGCGGCTGGAGATGCATCAGAGCCGTTTGTTGTTATTTTTATAACTGCTCTAAAGTCTGTATTCTCATTTGGTATTTCAAATGTTCCAGAAACAAATGCCCAGTTTTCAAAAACGGTAGTTTCAAACACTTTAAATTCTTGAACTACTAAAGATGTTGTTGTATCTGTATATTCATACCCAATAGATACGGATTCTAGGTATGCACTTTCAGAATAAAAATATGCTCCTACTGCAAATGTTCCAAGTTCTGCATTTAGGTCGCTAAAGTTTATAAGGTTAGGACTTACACAAATAATGTCATTTGTGTCTACCGCTGGAACAGAACCAAGAAGTCTAGTTGTTTCACTATCTGGAAATGGTTCACTGCCAACGGTATTACTTGTTGCTGTGCAACCAGTTTTAGTCCAGTCATTTGTTATGTCCCGCTGAGATTCAGAAATAAGGCTAATGTAGTCAGCCTGATCATCTAATGCCCAAAGAACTAGTGGGTGCTCAGAATAAATCTTTTCTGCGTATAAATTGGACGGGTTGGCCATATTTCTCCTATCCCCTTATTATAGCAGGATGAGAACTAATATAATTTAATCTCGCATGCGTCTGTCGAACAATATTTCTCAGACTCAGCATCAAGGTTGTCCTTGCCATCATAAATAGCAGACCAATCAATTTTGCCAATTGTTCCAACATAGGCATTATATTCTTCTCTTGTTATTTGACTGTAAGGTTGTTGCGGGTACGTTTTATTGCCCATTGGCAAAAACGAAACTGCCTTTAACTGACCCTCATACATATGAAGTGCTGGAGCAATATGCTTGGTCTCTGACTCTTTATCAAATGAAAGAGTTACAGATACGCCATTGTCAGACCAATACTTTTGAGCGGTAGCAGCCAAACCAATCTTTTCAAAAAGACTTACATCTTTCTCAGATCTTGGATGTCCAGATGCTACTGGGAAATATACTACTGAAGTGTTTGCAGATACTAGGTCTGCTTCAATTTTATACCCTGCCGATTTAAATAAATAAAGCATTGGGTCTGTATTTCCAAACCTTATAGCACGAAGATAAAATGCTCCTCCAGGACCCCAATGAACTCCAGGAGTTGCTCCAGAAAGTAATGATACAGAGCCAGAAGGTTTGACGGTAGTTACACGAATTGACTCACGTACACATAACCATTCTGAGTATGTGTGATCATATGAACGAATTTTTTTATACCCCTCGTCCATCCACTCACGAATTACTGGCATGCCCTTTGTGTCTGCAAATGATGCAATGCCAGTTAAAGATGTTCCAATACGACGATTACGTTGCATAATTCCATTTGTGGTTTGCCAATGTGTTGGCATAAGTGTAACGGTTTTTCCGTATAAGTAAGCAAATTTTAATGTACGTAAAAAGTCTTCTTTATCGTCATGTCTGTTTAAGTGAACCTCTACAAGAGTGCAAAGTTCATAAGATTCTAATGGTTGTTCAGCACACGGATTAAATCCCATAACACGAGAATCTTTATAGTCTGGAGCGTCTGCTAACCTTCCATAATCTCTAGCAACATCTAGCCAAATAAATCCTGGCTCTCCATTGTTTGAAATTAAGTCAACATAATCTTCATATTTTGTTCCAACCTCAGCAGCAATAGAATTATTAGACATCCATGCCCATCCTGGTTTTTCTGAATCAAATGAGTTTCTATCTGGAAAAACCTCTGCATTTTTTAAATTAATAAAATCTTCATCTTCTGGTAATCCTAAAGCCAAAGTAGCAGAACGACGAACATTTCCAGAAACAACGCATGTGCCAATAAGATTTACAATGTCTACTATTGCACGAGAATCAAGTTTTTCTCCCACTCTACCGCCAATAACTGTGTCTATCTTACTATGTAGTGCAATAAGTGGTTCTGGACCGCTAGCAACCCCTCCAAAGCCTTTTATAGGGGCACCTAGGGGACGGATAAGGTCATAGTTAAACTTCTGTATAGCCTGATTAGGGCGTAGGTATGAGTTTAAAATCATTCTTACAGAGTCTACCCAACCTTCACGAGTGTCTGGAATTTCCCATACATTTTCTGGCTCTGTTGGAGCATTAATAGGGATTTCTTTGTCTTGACCAACGGTATCAAAGCCAACACCAATACCCAGCATTAATGCATCCATTACCCAAGCAAACAAGGCTCCTGGATCATTGCGATCAATATCACGAGTAGAAACCATAGCACAATTTTGCAGGGATGCAGAGTTGCGCTTCTCCATAGTCATAGGAGTTCCAAATGCCCATAGACCACGACCTGGGGGAGTCCATTTTAATTCAAACATTCTTTGATAAGCCTCTTGAGCAGACTTTTGACTCTTGTTATCGTTCCACGGCAGACGATTATCTTTAGCGTGGTTTTTTTGTACTGAGTACATTCCTTCAATTACCCGCTTGCAAACCTCATGCCATCTTTCTTTTGTTCCGTCTTCTTTCATACGAGAGTATGTTCGTATAAACGTGATCTCTCCTAACGAGTTAGATCCTGCGTCTGTAAAGCCAAATGGTGCTGGAACTGTAGCATATTTGTTTACAAACTCATCCGACAAACGAAAAGAAAAGATATCTGACATTGATTTTTCCAACTCTCTATTAAAAAATACTATTAGCGCTTTACTAATCGTAAAGTAGTCTTAGTATATCACAAAATTAAAACAAAATTTTACACGTAAATAATAAAGTAAATCTTTACTTTA